CTAAAAATTAACTGTGTCAGGATTATCCTGAGTTTTGATGCCTTGAATCTTATCCAAGACTGCCATATCTTCCTCTGATAAGTCGAAGTCGAAGATATCCAAGTTAGCTTTTATATTTTTAGGTGTCACAGACTTAGGTAGTGGCAAGAAACCTTTTTGAAGGCTCCAACGAAGAGCAACTTGTGCCACAGATTTACAGTTACGTTCAGCCACTGCTGCAACATCTTCATTTCCAAAAATGCCACCTGTACCTAGTGGACTATAGGCTTCAAGAAGGATATCGCGCTCTTGGCAATAGGCAACTAAGTCTTCTTGGTCACAACCTGGAGCCAAGAGGATTTGATTGACATGTGGAACAATTTCAGCTGTTTCCATAAGAGCTTCTAGGTGATGTTGCATAAAGTTAGACACACCGATAGCACGTACCTTACCTTCTTTGTAAGCTTCTTCCATCGCCTTCCATGCACCCGCATTGCCAGCCTTCCAAGCATCATTCTCACGAAGCGCCTTTGGATTAGGCCAATGGATAAGCAAAAGATCCAAATAATCCACACCGAGTCTTTCAAGAGACTCATCGATTGAAGTCTTAGCCAACTCGTAATCGTGTTTATCATTCCAAAGTTTGGTAGTTAGGAAAATATCCTCACGTGCCACATTACTATCAGCAATCGCCTTACCTACAGAAACCTCGTTACCGTAAATTTGTGCGGTATCAATATGTGTGTAACCCGCCTTAAGTGCGAAGCTAACGCTGTTATAGGCCTCTTCACCTTCAGCAATTTGCCAAGTTCCAAAACCAATTTTAGGAATAGCAACCCCATTTGCAAGTGTATATGTTTCCATGATTTTCACCTCTTCTTTTTTAATAGTACTATGTTAAAAAAGATAAGGCAAAAATGCAAAGATTTGCTACGGCCATTATTATGAAAAGTTCCTTACTTCTTTTTCTGCTTCTTCTTAAAGATAACAGCATTTCTTTAAGACTTTACATCCTATTGGCTTCAAATGGCACAAAGAATTTGACCTTGGAGTTATTGCAAAGATTTTAGGTCATAGAGATATTTCAATACTAGTAGAAGTGTATGGACACATCTTAGAAGAGAAAATTTTTGAAGAATTTAATCAAATTAGAGATGTCTGGAAAGATTGCTCATAAAAAACTGTGGGGCAAATTAGTTATAGACAAGCAAAAAAGCCTTGGAAAACCAAGGCTTTTTGCGTATAATATATGCCCCCTACAGACTACAATTAACGTTTCATAGCGTTTCATAACATTGATTTTTACTATCATATCAACGTTTTCGTTTCTTGTTAAATCTTACGTTTTCTGAATTCACGGAACAAATACGGAACAAACAAAGCGAGCTATTACTAGCCCGCTTTTTTTAGTCTTCAATTGTCCTGTTTTTGAAGCTGATCAGCATACTCGGTTAACAAGCATCCTGTTTTTATAGTCAGATTTTCGATTTTACGCTCACCTCTGACTAGTCTTCCTAAAATAGATAAATTCACTCCAGTATCTTTATTAATTCGATATTGAGTGACATTACTAAGGAGCCATTCAATTTTATCTGTATCTACTTTCATATCATCACCTACTTAAATATAAACCATACTATTAAGCCAATAAAGATAAGCCATGCGACAAATGCTTTCCAGTCAAATGCGTGTTTAGTTATTTTGAAATTCACTTTCATTTTCTATTACTATATGATACAATTTTGGTAAAGGAGTGAGGCTATTCGCCCCACTCGATTTCCCACTCGATTGTGAAGAATACTAAGTTGATTTTAAGCGTTACTTTTGTTTTCTTCTTTTTGAGTGGTTTTTTCTTTACCTTTTTTTGTCTCATATTTTTCTCCTTTCTTTATTGTTAAGGGATCTCCCTTACAATTATATTATAGCACTTTAGTGTTATGCTGTCAACACTTTTCTTAAAAAATAATTTGAAAAAATGCAAAAAAAAATAAGGCTACCCCGAAGGATAGCCTTTTTATTATTTATTTTCTTTTTGAGTTGTAATTAATCCATCAGGCTCAACTGTGAATTCTGGTTTTTCGTCTAGCGTTCCATCTTCTTTCACATAGTACCATCCCTTAGCACCTTTAACAAACGCATTAGATTCCATGAATCCGTTGGTTGTGTTTAAATAATACCATTTATCGTAATATTTAACCCATCCAGTAACCATTTCGCCATCTTGTTTGAAATAGTACCACTCATTGTTGATTTTCTTCCAACCGGTAGCCATTGCGCCACGATAATCCAACCAATACCATTTTCCATCACGTTTAATCCATTGATTGATTAAGCAGTAGCCTTCACTATTAAAGAAGAACCATTCATCTTTTACTAACTGCCATTTATCAGTTGGATAGCTTCCGTCTTTGTTTTGGTACCACCAACCTTTTGAATTTTTTTGCCAACCTTCTTTGATTTCCTTTTGTTCTAAACCATGCTCAACATCATACTTGAACTGTTCGCGACTGATTCCCCACTTAGCTAAATATGGATACGGGTCCACATGATCACTAAAATTGTTAGGCTGGTTATATGTGCAGTATTCATGCGACTTAATGCCTTCTAACGCGTCTGAGTCTAATGTTTTAGGAAGCCCAGCTTCATCAGCTAAATCGCGCAATAGTTGAATGTATAGTCGATAATCTTCCATGAACTCTTCTTGAGTTGAGTGGCTTTCAATCAGTTCGACTGCTGCGTAAGATTCGTAATTCCATCCACCGCCTACATCGTAAGACCCATTGTTTACAGGTCCTACTTGCATGACTCTGCCATTCCCCACAACGTGAGAGAAAAAGCCTGATTCAACAGGTCTACGCATGTGGTAGTCTGCTTCGTTCTGTGCTGTTGAATTTCTGTTTCCTGTTGAATGCGCGTGAATTTGTCGATAAGGCGCATAACCGATTTGAGGTAATCCCTCTCTATATCTACTTGTATCAATTTCCATTTATATATTCCTCCTTATACTGCTGGCCAAGGGTCGTCTGTGATATAAGTTATGTTAGAAATCCTGATGTCTCCGATGTCTCTATCAGTTGGTACTGGGTCAGTGAATTGGAAACGTAACATATTGCTGTCTCCGACACCGCCTAGATACCATGTCCCATACGGAGTACCTTTATCATTATAGATAGGTCCTATTAATGAACCTGCTGAACGAAATCCAGGTGGTATACCATTTAGACCTAAAATAAAGCAATTTCTCTCACGGTCTGATGGTTGAAGTTGATATCCAGGTCCTCCACGGCGCACGACACCAAACCAACCCCATTGAAGCCCTCCGAATTGGTACTGCACCTGGTTGTTAATTCTTCGTACTTGTAAGTAAGAGCTACCTAATTTAGAAACTATTGGTAAATTTTTCCACCCAGTGTCACCGTATAGAACAGCCCAACCAATTTTTCCAGAAGGTGTGCGTTTTATCCATTTCACAGCACCGTTAGTCTTGTTCATATCTACATAGGTTTGACCTAGTGTACCCTCGACTTTACCCTCCGGCATACCAGCGCCCATTAACTCACTAGAAGAAGTTGTTGGGGTATGTCCATTTTGATTGGAAGTTGGTAGATTAACACTTCCGCCACCATCAGATAAGATGAGTGTATTCCCTGATAAAGTCAATTTTTGAGGAATACCAACGCCATCACGACCATTTTCACCTTTAGGACCAGTCAAACCAATAGGTCCTTGAGGTCCAGCAGGTCCAGTCAGTCCGATTGGCCCTTGTTCCCCACGTTCACCTCTTTGTCCGTCTTGACCTCGTTCACCTTGCAATCCTTGAGGCCCAGGAGGGCCTTGTTCCCCACGTTCTCCACGAGGGCCAGGCTCTCCTCGTTCGCCTTTTTCGCCCGCTTTCAACTGTACGGCTTTTAGTTCGTCTTTAGTCGCTAGGGTATCAGATTTTGTTTCCAAATTTTGAACTCGCATTTTTAATACTGTATCGTTGTAAGGTTGCGGTAATTCCGTTTTTTTAGCGTATTCTTCTAGGCTCTGATGCTCGGTTAAGTAGCCTTTAGATTCCAATTCTTGCTTGGTAACTAATTCGCTAGTATTCACGCTTGGTTTGTGTTCCAAAACTTCCAAGCGTTGCTTGATTTCTGTATCGTTATATACAGTATCATTATCTGTCTTGTTTTCTAACACTGTTACACGCTCTCTAAGTGCGCTATCGTCATACACGGTGTCTTTATCTGTCTTTGCCTTCAAAACCTCGACATCGGCTGTAATTTGGTTTATTTCAGCACGCTCAACTTTGTTTTCTAGTTCTTGTTTCGTAGCAAAAGTGCTTGTATCAATTTCTGGTTTCGTTTCAAGCACTTGTAAACGTCGTAAGATTTCCGAGTCGTCAAAGGTTACACCTTCGACATGAATATTCTTGATTGCCTCTTCTAATTCAGCCTTTGTTACAATATCTGTTATCGCTATGATGCGTTTTGTGTCTTTCTCAATTATTGGTAATTCGCTGTGCTTATCAATTTCTGACACACGAACTCCAAACGAGAATTTTAGCAAATCTGCTGATTGTACGACTTTTTCAGCATAGACATATCCATACACAATTTCATCCGTTGTAATTAAGCTGGTATCGAATGGAACAGTTGCGATATTATTTTCAACCGTTCCGACGACTTCCAAGAAGCGATTTGTCGTTTTAAAATGGAATAACACTATGATTTTCTCAGCGCCTACTCCATTTAGTTGTAACTCGATAAATGCGTTGTTCTTATCGTGTGAATAAAATTCTTCTTTCACTTTGTAAATTTTATCTCGAACATCGACACAAACGCCAGCTTGTCTTTTAATAATTTTTTTCAAAGGTTGTCCCCCTTTCATGAAAAATAAAAAGGGAAGTCTTAGGACCTCCCTTTCTTAGTTTAATCTTCGCTAGGTTCGTGATACCCAAGCGCTCTTGTGCTGTCAGTCAGTCCAGCGGTTGTTGGGTCGTTAACAATACCAACGATAATAAATACACCGAATAAAGCGTTGATAAACACTAATAATTTATCGATCGTTTCGCCTAGCTCAATTTTAACGCCAAACACCGCTAAAAATGTTTGTAATAACAATGCTAAAGCTGGCACTAATGTAAGCCAAAATGTTTTATTTAATACTCGTACTTTCCAGTTAATTTTGTTCATTATTTTTCCTCCGAAATTTCTAGTTTGAGAAACTTCTCAAACAATATTTTTATAGCGCCATTTCCGCCCAATTCAACATAGCTTTCATAAAGCCTTGAAAGTTCCTCGATTTCATGTTGAGTTGTCCACCCGCGCCTAATTGCTTTTTTTAAGTTTTCTTGTAATCGAAAACGCTGTAATCGTTGCAAACCTTTTCCAATTAGAGAAAGATTATCACGATTTTCTCGCCCGATTTCGTTTATTTCACCAACTGATTTTTCAAGCCCTCCGATTTTGTCTGAAAGTACGTTGATTTGTTTTTCAGTTTCTTTTGTGTTCTTCGTACTCTTGAATGAAAAGTAGCTCGGAATTATAACGATTAAAACGGGCGTGAGTTTATCGATTAAGGTTAAGAAATCCAATTAACCCACCTCCCTTTCTGAAACAGTTGATTATTGTACAGGCTGAGTGTCTAACTCATTTGATGGCTTTTCTGCTTTTGGTTCAGTCCATTTCCAAATGCCAAGCTTTCCGTTTTGCTCAAGCGTTGCAAGTTGCTCAAGTGTTTCTCCTTGATAAGTGAATGGCTCGTTTACTTGAATCATAACACGTCTACCTTCTTGATATTTTTCGATGTGATTTGGATTTTCAAGGGTGAAAATTTCTTGTGGTTGGTAAGTCTTACCATTTTTTCCAAGGTTAACCAATTCAAGACCACGTTTGAAAACAGTTGGATCTAGTGGATTGTCCGTGTCTGTTACACGAGCCAACACAGCCCAATCTGCAACTGCTTTAACTTCTGCAATTTTTGCATCTTTTTCAGCAAGCTTTTCTTCGTAACTTTCAGCTTGCGTTTGCAAGTCTTCTTGAAGTTTCTTCACTCCCTCGGCTGGATTGAATTCAGTAGTCACTTGAGCAATGACCGCTTTAATCAAGTCTTCATCTGACTCATTCATGTGATTACCGATCAATACACGGTCAAAAGCCGTATATGGTGCCTCTTGACGAATTGCAACGAATGTGCGGTTGTTCTCTTGTAAATATTTGTTGATGATTTTAAATGTCATATATTATTCTTCCTTTTCTTTTCTTACTTTTTCAAATTTTGCTTTTAGTTCTTCATCTGATTCGATGATTCGTTTCATCTGCTCCAATTCCATAGCTGTAACTGTGTATAGAGCTTCTAGTGTAGCTGATTGAGTAGCTTCATTGCTGATTCTCTCACTCAATGATTTAATCGTGAGACTACTAATCTGCTTGTCTTGTCCGTTCATGTTGTTTCCAACCTTTCTACTTTTTTCTTAAGTTCTTGAATAGCCTTGATTAAGTAAGGCACAAGTGCGAACGTGTTATATGAGTAAGCACCGTCCGGATTTTCAAAAAACGCTTCTGGTGCAACTCGCTGGACATCTTGAGCCATGATACCGCATGAGATATCTTCAATCTTGTCATCATATTCCTTACGATAAGAGTAGGTTTTCAACTGCTCGATAACATCCAACCCTGAAACTTGACTGTCTTGGATATTAGTCTTGTATCGACGGTCGGAGATATCTTTGTTTAAAGGAATCCACGAATACCCACCAGTTTGACGATATAGATAGGCATAACCATTGCTTTCCTCGATACGTTTATATGAAGGTGAGTGGACCCAATAACCGACTTTATTACTCGCTCTGTCAATGTAATAGAAGACGTCGCCGGTCACTTCGAGATTTCCGTGAATCCGAGGGATATTCCAAAATTGTGCTTTGTTATAACAGAACATTTCTCCTGTTCGTTTCACATACCAGGCATAGTTGCCTGGTTTATCCCAGTTATCTCCCCAGTTTACCCAAAGAGCAGTTTGCCCCCACGCTGAGCTACCGTTACTCATTCCAACTGCGAATTGATTGGTACCAGTCAACCAAGAAACGCTTGGATCTTTATCATGTGTACCGATTTGGAATCCACCGATTTTTCCTTTATAACCTTCAAGCAAGGTTGCTGATACTACTACTGACCGTAGTTTGTTGATGAAGGCTGTTTTAGCAGCGAGCGTATCCGTGAATAAATCACTAGCGACAAATCTTCTAGCCATAGCAGAATCCATAACTAGCTTATCAGCCGTGATTGAATCGGCTCTGATGATATCTGAATTAAGCGTTCCAATTCGTGCATCACCCACAAACAATCGTTTAAAATAACCGTCTATCGCTGTAATTTCATCAGCAAGTGTTCGACCTTTTAGTCGGATTTTACTTGCTTCAATCAAAGCGTCGTTAGGTGCTAAATTGATTTGAGATGTTACTGCTCCTGGGCTAGTCAAGGTTTGGATAGCAAAACTATCTTTTAACAATGACATAGACACTCGATTATACTCGTTGTTGTAGTCAGTGCTATCTACGAATTCGTCAGGAATTATGCGTTTGTCAATAACCATCGGCTTATGAATAACGATATTTCCTGGACTTGTAAGAGTAAATCTAAGACTGTACTCGTTTAACTCACCAGTAGAAGGGATGTCTAAATATCCTGTAAATACCTGATTGCCAGTTGTATTAAGCAAAATTTGAGAGGCGTAATACATCCCCAGCTCTGGAGTGTTATCCAATAATTGAATTAAAACCATACCATCTTTAGGCACTTTTTCTACTTCAATCTCGATACGATACCCAAGACTCTCACCTTGTTTGACAAACTTTTTAGTAAGAGGGAATCGAACCCCAAACCAGCCTTCCATAGTGTCAGTATAGTTAATTCTGATACCATCATGATCACCAAAACTAACACGTTCTAAATGCTTATCTGTCGCGACTGATGAAATGTATTTAGGAATCTTGGTTGGCGCGTAAAATAGATTAGTAAGATTACTAAATCTCTTTCCTACTTCAACCTCAAACAATTCTGAGGTTAAAGCCATACGAGCGACGTTTGAGGCAACGTTTGAATCCGTACTACCCAAGATACGCTCATAGAGTTGATTAGTTTCTTTAACACGCTGGAAATCATTTGTGTTTTTAGCAACATTTTTCTTCAATTCTTCAACAAGGTCAGCACTCGCCCCAGCTTTTTTCAAGGCTTCCTCTGATTTTGCTTTAATTTCATCAAGTCCAGTTGGGCTGAATTCTTGGAACCTTTGATTGATTTCATCAGATAGCGCACGCTTAGTTTCTTCAGCTTTGTTTTTGTATTCTTTGATAGCATTATCAATTTCAAGCTTGTTGATTCGCACTTTCTCATCGAATTCTTTATTTCGTCTTTCAACTTCATTCGCAATAGATTTTTCAATTAGTGATTCACTAAAACCACTCACTGCATCTATTATTGCTTGTTGACGTGTCGCACGGTCTTTAGATTGCAACGTTTGATAATCTCCAAGCTCAGCGACCGAGCGGTTATTATCAAGTTTGTCGATTGTTATCTTGTGAATTCTAGCCTCAAAAGAAATACTTATCTGGTCTCTTACGATTCCGACGCTATCTCCAATCCAAACATCATTTTCAATCGCATTAGCTAAATCTAAAAGATTTGCCTTAAATGTAACAATTGGAACAGATAGGCGTTGTAGCTCTTTATAAGTCGCTTTTAATAACTCCGCAGGGTCTTCAATATCTTCGTTTGTATATACACCAAAACGATGCTTAATAACGCCATTCTGATGCAAACCGTAGATATTTCTAGCCGCCTCATTTGTTACATAATTCTGCCCTGCAGGCTTATCGACAGGGTCTCCATTTGATACGGACCAAACAACATCTTTAAACTGGACTCTACGACCATAACCGCCCGTAGCTTCCCCATTTTCATCCGTGCTTTGTTCACCCTTACCACGGCCGATAAGAGCAGTTACAACATCATCAGACGATTCTTCGTAGGTAACATTTAGAATATTAGATCCATACTCGAATTGATGACCTGTAACACGTCCAAAGCGTTGATTTAGGTCAATGTAACGACCGATGATTTTGTTTTCGACAAAGGTGTATCTAATCTTGAACTCGCAAGCATACGATTCAATTATTTTAACGAGCGCTTGACGAACTGAAATATAGTAGAAACTCAATTTACCTGTTCTAGTCAAGCCGTCTACATTTCCTAATTGATAGCCTGTTCCCTCTAAAGCACTACTCAATGATTGGTCTGCCGTTCCAGAAGGACGCTTGTCTTCAATAATGAATGAATTTAGGTCGCTTTCTGCTCTGTCTATACCTTGAATAGTCAAGCTGACATCGTAAGATTTCTCAGAAACTCTAAACAAGCAAAAAGCCCCGTCTCTCGATTGGAAACCGAAAAACTGGACTTCTTTAATAATGCTTGGCTTGTAATCTATTGGAATTTCAAAGCTCGCTCTGTCGAATTTGTTTAATTCGATTGTATGAGTAAAATCTGCAAGGCTCGCCTCATCAATTACATCAATCAATTCCTCTGTCTGATTAAACAAATAAATCATGCGAACACCTCTTTATACTCAATACTATTCAACACAGCGCCTTCAACTTGAAAAGTGTTTACGCCTTTTTGAAGTTTAAAATATCGACTATTAACCATATCAAAGTTCATCAACTCGTTTCTGTCGTTTAACGTGATTTCTCTAGTCTCACAATTAACAAGTAGATTTGAACCTTGAATGTAAGTAGCTTTTAATCTGATATATTTTTGTGACTCAAGGTGCAAGATACGAATTTCAGAACCTTCTTGAGTTGTAAGCCTCAAAATAGGCTCGACTGGGAAATCTCCGTTGTATGTTACCGTGTTAGTTGTCACGGTTTTTGGCTCAGTATACTTGAATGGGTCATAACAAATAAAATGCAACTTGATAACTGTATCGTTTGCATCTTCTAGCTCAGGCTTCTTAACTTTTGAAAAGATAGCTTTGTAATATCTCTCTCCATCATCGCCAAACTCTAATTTTTTAGCTTTACGGGAAAACAATAAGCGGTTTAAACGCTCATACTGTTTTCGCATTCCTAAATCTGTATAGCCTGTTAGTCTAACTTGTATCTCAATCTCACGTTCTTTATAAGTAGAACCATAGAGATATTGACCGTCTCGACCTTTGATATTCGCCGTTTCATGGTGAAAGTCAAGGACGTCCCGTCCCGTGGTGTTCGCCACGAAAAACGTTCCGTCCTCGTTATTCATTTCTTGATTGAGGCTTACACCACCAAATTGAACTTCTAAACCAGAGTTAAATGTCGGTGTGCCTTTTGTCGTGTCGTTAAAAGTATACATTTAAACCACCATTAAAGGCTTGAAGCCTTCAATCTTATCCTTTCTTCTTTGTTTTGAATGTTTGAAATGTCCGCAACAAACGCTCTGAAATCATTTGAACCGAGCGCAAGGTTAATAACCGCTGGCTCTTTTGTCTGATTGACTTCATAAGTAGCTGATAATGTGCCAGATACGTTGTTAGAGAAATCGCCCTGCAAAGCATTTGACATAGCCGAAACTCTAGAACCTGCATCATCGAACATTGAACGGATACCGCCTGCCATTCCAGAAACATTTCCTTTGACAACTTCAAACCCACTCATTAAAGCAGTATTGAAACCGCCCATAATGGCTTGACCTGCTGGGATTAGCAATCGTCTGTCATACGAGATAGGTCCTTTATGAGTTGCAATCCAGTTAGCAACGCCACCGATAAAATCAGTAACTGCATTCCATGCTGCTTTTAACCCACCAAGGAAGCCGTCCATAATCGCACGACCTGCACCGCTTAAATCAATGTTCCATAATTTGCCAAAGAAACCACTGATTGCCTCAATAGCACTAGAAACTCCGCCCTTAAGTGCGTCCATCGCCCCTAAGAAACCCTCTTTCAAGGCGTTCGCAACATTGACGACTGTTTCTTTAATCGCATTGATTGTTGTTGTGAAAATGCTCTTAATACCTTCCCAAATCGCTGAAACGGTATTTTTTATAGCTCCCAAAACGGCACTAATGATGTCCTTAATTGCATTAATAACTGTTGAAATGATTGTCTTAATACCTTCCCAAACAGTATTTGCAATTCCTTTGATTGCCTCCCAAGCTCCGCTCCAATCTCCTTTGATTACAGCGGTAACCGTGTTGATAATTCCAGCAATCACATTCAAGATAGTTGAAATTACCGTTGAAATTACCGTCCATACAGTTTGAACAATCGTTGTAAACACCGTCCAAACCGCATTCCATACTTCTTGAACAATTTGCATTCCTGTTGAGATAACAGTTTGTATGTTTTGAATAGCCGTTGAAATGTATGTTTGAATACCAGTCCATACCGCCTCGACGATAGGTTGTAGTAAATTCCAAGCAGTAGTAGCAACTGAAACAATACCGTTCCAAACGCCAGTCATGAACTCAACAAAACCATTCCACAATCCTTTGATTGTTTCCACAATAGGAGTCATGAACTCAACAAAGCCATTCCATGCAATCGTAGACGCCTCTGTAATGCCTTTCCAAAGGTTGCTAAAGAACTCTGTAATGCCGTTCCAAACACCTTTAATCACTTCAACGACCGACTTAACAACATCAACAATACCATTCCAAACCGTTGTGGCTACCGAAACGATACCGTCCCAAAGTGTTGAGAAGAACTCTGATAAAGCGTTCCATACATTCATTAATGCCTCTACAATTGGTTTTGCGCCTTCTACAAAGCTATCCCAGACATTTGAGGCAAATTGTTTAATGCCTTTCCAAAGTCCTGAGAAGAACCCTGTGATACTATCCCAATCAGTCTTAAGAGCATCAATCACTGGTTTTGCCGTTTCAAGGAAACCGTTCCAAACATTTGAGGCTGTTTCCTTAACTCCGTTCCATAGGTTAGAGAACCACTCTACCAATCCACTCCAAGCGCCTTGAATACCTTTCCAAGCGTCTGAAGCAACATTGACAATGCCGTTCCATAGACCTATAAAGAAATTTCTGAAACCTTCGCATTTATTCCAAAGAACAACAAACGCTACACCGATTGCCACGACCGCAGCAATAACTAAACCAACTGGTCCGAGGAAAGCAACAATTGCTGAAACTGCTGAACCAATCCAACCGCCCACTTTACTGAAAATGTTTAGTCCGATTAGTGCGCCCTTAGCAAGTTTTGAACTTCCAGACATGAAAGTTAATGCCGAGCTTGCAGCTTGAGAACCTTTTGCGATACCAGACAAAGCTTTCGCCACACTTGTAAAGCTTTGTAGTCCACCAAAAACAGCCTTGATTGCGCCTACTCCTTTGCTCAATCCGATTAAAGCATTTGCCAATAGTTTTGTTGACCTTTGCGCCACTTTAAAACCAATAAATGCTGTGGCAATAGATCTTATCTGTTCTGGGCTTAGACTTTGAACGATTTTAGCAAAAGCCTGTAATGCCTTTGAAACTGCACTTAAGGCTTTCCCAACCTTTTCACCGAATGAAGCCGTATCTCCTCCAGAAAGTGAAGAAAATACTTTCTTAACTGCCTCCCAAACTTCGCTCAACGCTTGTTTAAAGTCAGATATTGCACTCGTGTTTGTAAAACCTTGCCAAAATTCTTTGATTTTAGCAACTGCCGACCCAACAAACGAGGTTATTTTCTCAATAACTGCATCGAAATCAATTTTGCTGAAAAAGCCCTCAATCCCCGAGGCTAGTTTATTGAAATCAACCTTATCAAGCTGATTCATAATCGCCTCAAGTGCCTTGATACCTGCTTTGGACAATGTATCAAAAGCGGGTTTGAGTTTGTTCGATAGTGTCTCTTTCAATCCGTCTAAAGCTTGGTCTATCGTCTTATAGCTCGTTGCCATGTCTTGCATGGTCATACCTGCTCGCTTAAACGCCTCTGCAAAATCATCCGTTTTGACTTGCCCTGCTTGAATTTTTGTGATCAATTCATTCAATGACAATCCCATTTCTTTAGCAACTGCACTCATACCTGCTGGCGCTTGTTCCATCATTACACGGAAGTCCTGCCAAGTTATTTTTGGCTTGGCAAGGGCTTGAACCATTTGTTGAGATAAGGACGTCATGGCTTGTTTAGGATTTTCTGCGGATGCTGCTAGACCACCCATAGCCTTTACTAATTCGTTGCTATCGTTACGACCGATTGCGGCCATTTGAGAGAACGTGCTAGCCATGTCTGAGGCTGAGTAGATAGTTTTAGTCGCATAGTCCTGCATAGCCTCTTTTGCCTCGTTGATTTGGTCTTTTCCCCAACCTAATTTACTTAGGTTTCCATCAAACGTATCCCACGCCTTTTTTGAGCTATTCAACTCTCCGACCATTTCGCCTAGAGTGTTCTTTACACTTCCAAAAGCCGATGTAATTGCTGAACTAACAAGGTTCGCACCAAGCATCGACTTAAACATTGAACTGCTCTTATTTGAAATATTATCAAAAGCGGATGAGGTCTTTTGGAGTCCGTTGATTGCTTTTTGAAGTCCGTTCAAAGTAGAACTCATTCCCTTGTCAACTGCGGTTAACACCGCTTCGACTGAATAAGTCTCCGCCATTATACTCCTCCTTTCATTACGTATTTGCTCTCAGTAGGAGTTCTTTCTCTTTGTCTGAGAGTTGATACTTTTGATTAGTATCTTTTTTCTTGTAAAAATCACTGTATCTCTTATACAAAGGAGTTTTACCGTCCGATTTCGTTGCCTCTACTTGTCTAGTTAACCAAGCAGAACGATGTAAGAGTTCATCTTCATCTTGCTTTCTTAATAACACTCCAGTCATCAACAAGTCGTATTCGTACATTGTCATACGCCCAATCTCGTTCATGTCTGTAATGTTTAAAAATCGGACACAATTTATAATGATTTCTTCAAACGTTTCGAGAGATGATTTCTCAATTATTTCTTCTTGAGGTTTTGGTCCATCTCCGACATCAAAGACTTTCCTGCGTTTGACTCACTTAATTCTTGAATTACATCATCGAATAATTTTTCTAGATCTTCGCACTCTTCAACGTATGTTTCAACATCACTCAATGAAGGACGAGGGCTTTCTGTAACTGTTCCATAGTAGATAATGTCAGCTAATGAAGCGATATTCTTAGCGTACAATTCAGGAATTTTAGCAGATAGTGCCATTCCGAATTTCAAGCCTTGTTGTTCGATTGGATAAGCTTTATCGAGCGCACGAACGAATTTCACGCCAAATTTTACGTTGTAAGTTTTTTCATTAATTGTTAATTGCATTGTTGTTTTCTCCTTTTTCTAAAAAAATACAATAAAAAAGAGAGGCGTTAACCTCTCTTAATTTCTAACCACCGATTCCAGGTACTCCAGCTACAGGACTAGCTGGGCTGGCAGTTCCTTTTGTAGTATCAGCGAATTCATATTGAACCACTTCTGCTTGACTAGCGTTTAAAGTTGCATAACCTTTAACACCAGTTCCGTTAACCGCAAATTCAAGTTCTAACTCAATTAAATCTTCAGCGTTTTTAGTTTTCTTGAATGAAGTCAAGTAACCTTGATAGTACACTGACTCGAATTTATCGCCTTTTTTCTTAGCGTTTTTCTCGATTTCCCAAACTTCAACAAGTTCACCTTTGTCCATAGCTGTTTCAAGCTTAGCAACAAGCTCGTCATCTTCCGCCATGATTGTTGTAGCAGTAATTGAAACCTCAATACCACCTACAGATTGTAAAACTCCATCTTTAGTTTTAACTGAGTTAGTGTCACGGCTCTTCTCTGTTGAGTGTTCAGTTTGGAATGCTAGTTTAGCACCGTCCGCTTTGCTTGCTTCGCCTAACAAACGGAATAATAGGATACTGTCAATCCCTTTTTTTGCAATTGGCATATTTTTTAACCTCTTTCTTTTATAAAATTGTAAATACTAGACGAACACGACCACGTTTTAGCGGTTCGATTGTCGTGTTATCATCGAAAATCGAAATTGTAGATTGAGAGATATTTAAGGCTACATAGTAGCCGTCAGCCTCAACAATCTTCATCGATTCTGCTAGGATACTCGAACACATATCCGATACTTGTTTTCGTTTTTTGCGGGTACTCCACACCGATAAAACCAATTCGACTGTGCCTTTCACGTCCGTTTTGTTTGGTACGAGTATAGAAGTCGTATCCTCTAACTCCACGAACGGATAAGGCACATTGTCGTCTGGTTTGTAGTCGTATGTCTTATACCCCAAAAACTGGCAACGTTTAAATACGCTGTCAAAAACTGCTTGCTCTCTTGATTTCATTTAACCAACCTCTCCAAATCGTTTTTAAATTGCTCTTTTTGTTCGTCAAAAGCTGGCTTTATAAACGGTTGTGCGCTCATTTTGCGAGTACCTAACTCAACATAAGCAGCGTAACTAGTGCCTGGTGCAACTTTATATTTAAATCTACCGACCTTGCTACTATTGACAGAAATAGAACGCTTTGTCGACCCAGTTGGTTTGACAAAATGCTTGTTTTTCCCTCTGCCCTCATAATGCCCTCTGAACTTAGAGGCGTTATTTACCGCTCTCCTTTGCATGTCCACACCGTTTTTTTCAACGATGCTTTCAATCTCTTCCATTTTAGAGATTTTCTTAAGTTTAGCATTAAGTTTTTCAAGGCCTTTCAATTCAAATCGTAAACTACTCAACTGAGTTATCCTTCTCTAAATAGAATACTCTTCCAGACTGTTTGTCCGCTCTGCTTTTATAGCGTTCTTTTCGATAAATGAGATAAGTAAATGATACTTTAGGCGTGTTTTGGAAATAAACCACTTTTGAACCTCGTTTATACTCTCCGAAAACTGCGACTTGTTTATCAACGCCCAAGTCCATAACGTGGACTGGGACAATCAATCTTTCGCCTTCATTAGAAGTATATTCGCCCGTTTCTGGATTGTACTCTTCTTGTTGATTAGTGATAATTTCCACTCTTTCGTTATATCTCATAGCATCTTAAACCCCGCATTGAATGTTTTCGAGCAAACTCGCTTAATCACGCTGTCATATTCTTTGAAATCATCGGAATCAAACCTCATAGAGGTGCCTTCGAGGGATTGACTACTCATTCCCTCAGCACCAATTCTGTTAAACCGTTTAATAATGACCTCGGTAATAATATACTCAAGGCCTTCTGGGACATCATCCACGCCTGCGTATGCTAAGAAATTAGCAGTCGTCAACGTTGCTATGGTTGTTAGTAACTTATCTTGAAGTTCATCCTCAATCCCTAGCAATATCTTTGCTTGAGCGATATTTGCCATGTTATCCCTCCAATACTGCGATAAGTTCCTCTTTGCTTAATGTTGAATAACCTTCGATTTCGCGCTCTTTTGCGATATCTCTTAACTCTTTAACTGTTAAATCGTTATAAGTAACAACTTCCGTTTCATTAACAACTTCCGTTTCATTAACAACTTCCGTTTCATTAACAACTTCCGTTTCAACAGGCTTTTGTGGGTAATGTCGTCTTAACAACATTCCCATTAAGCACCTCCGAATTTTACAACTTTTGTTGGATCGTATAAGTAAACACCGTAGTGCTCATCGCCAGTAATAACAGTTGTTTTCTTTAAAATGTCACGGTCTGTTTCGATAGCCACGTCACGTTTTAAGTTAATAACGAACGCACCATATTTAGCAACATCGTCTGTATCTGTTTCAACTGCTGAAATTTTAACCAAGAAACCTTTTCCTTTAGTAACTTTCTTAGAGCGTACGATTTGAACACCGCGCGTTTCACCAAAAGTTCCAGAAACAACGGTATTTGCACCGATTTCTGAACCACGTAACCACTCTTTTACTGTGTTACTGCGTAATGCGATCGCATCTTCTGGATTGATAACTGCAACATAATGTGCATCTTCTTCATCTGAGAATACTGCTAAGGCTTTATCAAGTGCATCTCCTGTTGTAGGTGCATCATCGACATATTGAGTAGCTTTTGCAGCCTCAGTAGCTAAGTCGTTGTCAACTTTGTTTGCGATAGCTAAAGCGATTTGGTGTGCTGCTTGACCTAATGGGTCACCTAAGCCTGATAATAAAGCCTCGTCTGTTAATTCGATACCTTTACCAGCTTTCTTAATAGTCATTGTTGATTTGTCTGTAGTTAATTGGTCTGGAGTGATTGCTTCACCTTCCGCAATATCTTTAGCATCTCCAGAATATACCCATTTTGGTACTGTAACTGTGTTTCCTGGTTGTCCTACTAACTTACGCTCAACATAAGCAAGTGGTGTAAATTTAATCATTTTTGGTAACTTAGCTGAAACCATATCAGCTAAAACCTCTGGGTTAACTAATTGTGCAATTTTAGTTTGTGTCATTTATTTATCATCCTTTCAATTTACGATATAATTCTGGGTTATTTTGCAGTAATTCATTTCTGCTTTGGTACCCCATTTTGTTGAATTGTTCTTTGGTAATCTCGCCAGCGGAAGTATCTTCCATTTTCTTAGGCGTTTTACCTTTTAATTTTTCGCCAACTTTTTTATCGGCTAGATCATTCACTAAAGCAACAAAGCTTTCTACAGCCTCCTGCGTTCTCTCTGCGGTGTCTTTAACGATTAGACCTAGGATTTTATCGTCTGCTACAATACCACCTTCTGATAGCATTTTTGAGGCTTCTCGCTCTAAACCACTGCGGTTGATTTTAGCTTCCAGTTCAGCAATGTAATCAGCTTGTTTCTTACGCTCATACTCAGCTTTCTGATTTTCGTTCATCTCACGTAGTTTTTTCGCTTCGTTCTCCTTAGCTTCCTGCTCTGATTTCCACTTAGCAAATTTCTTATCGATGATAGCATCGACATCTGCGTCCGTGTACTTCTTTTCGTCTTGCGGTTGTGGTGTAGGTTCTGCAGGTACCTTTTGTTCTTCAACCGTTTCGACTGTTTGTGTTTCTTCGTTCATTTCGAACCTCCTATTTTTAAAGTCGTCCCCGACTGTAATTTCCATAGCTTTTAAAGTCTTCAATGCTTGGACAATAAAAAAACCGTACGGGATTCCATACGGTTAAATTATTTTTTGATATTTCATTTCTCGCTCATTTCTGAGCACAAAAAAAGCACTTAGATTTCTCTAGGTGCTTTTTATTGTTAATAAGCAAATTCAAGTTTTGGTTTTATATCTTGATAAAGTTTTAAGATTTCAGCAGGAGTATCCTCACGGAAAATAAATTGTTTCTTTTCTGAAATAGTTTTATCACCGACAATCCAGTGGCGGATTTTCTTTGTAAAAATCAAAACTTCTTTGCTAGGCATAGCCATTACTTCCATGATAATACCTCCTTGACTTTATTTAACAGATTTGTGTCTGTAACCTTATCTCCCAATACCCCGACTTCAGCGACCAGCTCATTGATGTTATTGTTGTAAAATGCAATAGCTGCATTATCGCTAATGCTATAAAGATAATTATAGTCATGTTTCAATTGTTCCTTGACATACGATACTAATGGGGAATTCAATTCAGACATTGCTTGTTCGACACTATTATACCGCTCTTTGTTTGCTTTGTAAAATGCTTTAGCAGAATCCCAATGTTTTTTATGCGTTAGTTCATGAACCATGGTATCTTTAATGTTTTGAGCAGCAAAATAATTATCAGATAGAACTTTAGCAAATTCTATTTCCGAATGAAGAGCATCACTCACAAATAGAATATCCTGTTTGTAATCATACCCAGCAAAACCAGGAAGCCTTGATTTTTTCAGAAAAACAACTGTTGGGATTGAAAAATCATTTAATTCCATAAGGCTTGATTGGACATTGAAAACAGTATCTCTCATTTTCTTGGTGTTATCTTGCACCCAAAAATCAAGAACCGTTCTATTCAATTTCTTTGTTTTAACTCTGACATCATTTCCTACTACGAAAGCGCGTTGCTTAGCCATTAAGTCCATTTCAGCATGTAAAAACTCTTCATCTCTACCTAATCGCTTTGAATCTTTCCTAAAATGTGGAACCGTCGTACATCGACAATTCGGATGAAATGGCGGTGCGTTTAAAGCTGGCACCAACTCAGATACTTTAAATATTTTCCCGTTGAACGGTTGGCAAATCGGACACGCTTTTAATTCGGTCATGACTTCAAACCATTCAACACCATTAGCATCATAGTTTGCTTTCTGAGCCTCTGAATATACCCTCGCTGATTCTGTCACTGCTAACCGTCTAGCGTATCCATAGGAAACATCAAACTCTTTTTTTAGACTGTTAATCAGAACGTTTGTGCCTTTACCTCTTAAAACAGTATCAGCAACTCCTTTTTTAACAATGTTTCTTAATTCGTTCTGTCTTTCCCAAACTCTAGACGACCACGTTGCATTGTTGAAATTGGCATACACGATAGAGTCAGCAGATATTTTTGAAGATTCAAAACTTCCGAGTGTCATATTCAAAACACCAGCACTAAACAGATTTTCACGTCTGATTGATTCAATCAAGTGCTTATCAATGATTTCAAACTCACTCAAAGCTAAATCATACTGATGAAGCTTGATATTCGCTTGCAACACTTCAAGACGACTTGTTTTCATCTTCAAGTTATACAATCTCATCAAGTCATTTTCCGCTCTTGTGAAATCATCGCTTGTTACTTTCTGACCACGTTCTCTCAAACGATTAGCGCGCTCGACTAACTGCTTAGCTTTAAACTCAACATTTACCATGTCAAGCTTGTCCGCACGTTGTTTAGCTTCCAACTTCGTAATACCTTCGTTATCAGCATACTTCTGCCAAAAGCTGTCGATTTCCTTTTGAATATTGTTAGCGTGTTGTTGATAGACACCTTGTAATTGGAAAGCGACTCTCTTATCCGCCAACTCCCTTGCCTTTTCCTCGGCTCGGTATCTATCTTCCCAGTATTTGTTATTCAACATCAGCTATAACCTTCTGACTTTCGTCCATTTCAGCGTCCGAGTAGATTTTTTGTTTTTCCAAACGAGTCTCAAGGTCGCCCATCGCCTCTTCCTCTTTTTCCATTCTTTGAATTTCTTTCTGCGGATCATCAATGATAGATAGCACAGACAACTTAGTTTCCTCAGATACTTGTCCAGATAATTGTCCTACAATCTGTGCCTCTTCAAGAATGTTTCTAGGTACATTTCTAGTAAACGTGTAAGTCAATCCTGTCCATGCGTCCTCGTATACGGTAGTCAAAGGAACGCTAAACACGATTTTATACAATCTGTTAAATGCGGATTGTAATTTTCTATCTTTCATCCGAGCAAGATTATCCATAGCCTGTAATTTGAAAGCTAAAGCCGTACCAGACGAGTTACCGAACTCAGACTCAGACATATTGGCTACCATTGAGATAGCGAAAATAGACTCTTTCAATAAACTAATTAAGTTTTCTTGCGTTGTATCTGAGCTAGGCTTTTCGAGGAAAGCGACTTCTGGCAATGGACCGTCTCCATTTTTCCAAAGGTTGAAAATTCTATTCTCTCTAATCTGACTAGCGTCTTCTTCCTGTAGCTCTACTCCTAGAACTTTCAAATAAGCGTCCGCAAAGTAGTCTACATCGTTCGCTTTTTCGCTTGCTGCTTTATTTAAAGCATTAATCAATGTTTTCACACTCTCGAAAATACATTGTCGCTCTTCATTTTCAATCAATTCAACTACTGGGATTGAGTTGTAAATGTGTTGAGTGCGTTCACCGAACCTTACCGCCCCACCAGTTGTAAATGTAGCATCAATCAATTCGTCGTTTGTGATAACCTGTCCGACTCCTGTTCGATTGTTTTCATTAAACGTATATCTCACGGCAAATAATGGACTTTCCTCAATACTGTTATCATGGACGATAAACATATTAATCGGACTATTGTATGTCGCTCTAGTTCGTTTATATTCATCTTGATACACATAAATAAAAGCATGTCCGAACACGCTTGACATTTTTGCAAGCTCGAACTCTGAGTCTTCCATGTCATTGATTTTACGGAAACTTGAGACAAACTCGTTCACGTTCTCGTCCTCATGTTTGATTTTAACTGGAACACCAATTTGATAGCCTGTAAACGTATCGACAATGTACTTCGCATAATTAAACACCAATCTATTGTCGGGTTTCCAGCTATCTTTTTTTGCCATTTTCAAAACTTCGTGTTGAGAGAGATACATATCCTCACTTTCAATATAATTCTTGACTAGCTTACTCATGTGCAGCCTAATCGCTTCGGTTACGATTTCCTCGGTCACTACATCACTTGTTGTTGTTATGACTTTTCGTTTGTTAACAAAAACTTTTGCCAAATTTAAAATCCTCCTTTGAATAGTTTGATGTTTGATTTATATATTCTGTCTTGCAAAGCGTATCTAATCGCATCGATGCAGTGGTTATAGCTATCTACTGGCTCATTGATGTACTCATTTGTCTTTCTGTCTTTCTTCCAAGTGTAATTTTCAAGTTCTTCAATCAGCTTCACACATCTTTCATCAACGATCCAATCGTACTGTAAGAGATACTGAATACCTTGTATAACTGATCCAGGACCTTTCTGCACATCAACAACCCTAGGAATTCCAAGATTTCGCAATTCTTGATTAGATTTCTTTTCAGCGCTATCTGCTCGTATCTGCTCTTTAGCATATCCAAGCGCCTTGATTGCTTCTGCTATCTTGTCATTCGTCAATCCTTTTTTTACAAACTCCTCAACAGCGTATAAGCGCTTGTTAGCATCGTCTATCCTTACATGAAGCAAGGCTGATGGGTCATTGATAAAACCGTAGTCAAGACCAAAAAAAGCCGGCAGATGCGCCAGTTCGTCTTTATTAAGCAAACGTTTCTCATACTTTTGAAAAACTAGCTTGTCTAATGTCGCAAACTCACCTAAAGCGTAAATCTTGTAGTACGCTTCGTTTCTGTTGGCTAGTTCCTCGATATTCTCTTTAGTTAAGTCGTCCAAGAAACGATTATCTTTATACGTCGTTTGATAAACCACTGTATTCTTAGGACTCCTCACGAAAAAAGCATTATATACCCAGTTAGCTTTGGATACCGGGTTAAACATCAAATAGATTTGTTTTTGTTTATGCACTTTATCCCTTAAACGCAACGTTAGCTGTGTGTAATCATCAAGCGTAAACTCAGACGCTTCTTCCATGACCACGTCGGAAATGCCTTTGATGGACTTAATTTTCTCTGGGTTATCCATCCCTTTGAAAATCAACTCCGCCCCATTCGGTAATTCAATACGAAAGGCACTCATGTTAACCTTGCACAAATTAAGTATCCCAAAATAAGATAATGTCGCTTGAACATCCGCAAACACTGAGTCACGTACCGTAGAAGCAACCTTACGCAACACTAATATTTTTCGTGGTTTGTTCCATGATTTGAGCGCTTTAAGAATTATCTTTTGAAACACTCCATGACTTTTACCAGACGAAGCCCCTCCGTAATGCACCTCTGTGAAGGTGTCGTAGTCAAATAGATGTTCGTAGATATGCTTATTAAAAACACGATTAGGACGATCGATGATGATGTTGATTTTCGGATTAGTCTTCGTCGTCATCCCAATCCCCTACTTTGATGTCGATATTCTTTTGAGTGATTTCTTGCCTATCCACGAACAAACCGTAACGCTTGCCAAGGTCAACCGCTGCACTCTTTCTCGTGGACACATTCGGTTTAGCATCCATGACTTTTTGATATCCGTCACCGTCAAGAACCAATAAAGGCTCTGTGATTTCACCACGCATGACTGCCGTTAAAAACTCAAGCACTTCTTGTTGGTCTGCGACACGTTCAGACTTTAACTTTTCTAGTTGTTCATCTATATAGGCTTTTATGTTAGCTTTTGCAAGCAATCGACTTCCATTCGCTCTTGCGACATCATCGTTCTTAATATTCGGATAAGCCTTTTTATAAGCCTGAGTAGCATTCAAGCTGATGATGTACTCATCGGCAAATTTCTGTTGTTTTTCGGTCATCCCATTTTCCATCACCTCTTTCATTGCATACAAAAACCCCTCAAGCTGGAGGGCTTGAGAGGAAAAAAAATAAAGGATTCTAAACCACGAGAAAAGAATATCTCTTTCCACATCTTTTCACATCATAACTATATCATAGATTCATTAGTACTACTCGGTACAGAATCATCTTTTTTAGTACATCTTTCGATTTTTTTAACAGCTTCATCATGAAGAATGAATAGTGTAGTTTTAGAGATTTGCAATTCTTCAGCAATTTCGTCCCAATTCTTAGAAGAGATGTATTTCATCCAAATGATTGTACGTTCTTTAGAATCGTCCAGTTGCTCAATCGCTTTAATCAGTTGATATTTCAAATCAATCAAATTATCCACTCTTTGGTCGATGTAATCACTCAAGCTAATCAGTTTAACGTAAGCATCGTCTTTAAGACCTACTTTGGACTCTTGCACATTTACTTCTTTTAGAGAAGGAGATTTCAAGAAAGAATTATTCAAACGATCTAACTCTTCCATTTTTGTTTTTATTTCCAAATCGATTAAGCGAATTTGTTTCAATTGATGTTTAATTCCCATTTTTCACATCCTCTCTAATCCGTTTCATTAAGGTTGACCCGAACTCTTCCGTATTCGATAAATAATCAAAATACTGGCTGAGAAAGAACCGTTCGCAGTCCGTTTTTACGTTCCACGCTTCTCTATGATGCCTATTTCTAAAATGCTTCTCCTTCAGATTCCAATCCGATTTTACAATCCCTTTATGAAGCAAGTATCTTAAGGCTGTTTTATAATCATCAACAGCTCTTTCGATAATTCCAGCGCATATTCCGTAATAACCTCTACTGTCCAT